TTTTGACCCCGGTGGCCTTCATCGCTGCCGCATAGTCGTCACCAAAACCCATATCCTCGGCGATTCGCCGCTGGGTGCCGGATACCAAGCTGCCGTATCGGTTCAGGTCGTAGCTGGCCGCATCGCCAAAAGTGGATTTTCCGCCCCTGGCTGCATTGAGCTCCTTGCGCAATCCACTGATGGCGCTCCATGTCTTGGGCTTGTCTACATAGGCAATGCCACCTGCGCCGTCATCCTGCTTTTGCATGAAGCGACCCACTAGGCGTCGCTCCATCGGAGACAGCTCCGCCATATCGCCGCCCACCTCTTCAATGCGAGACCGCAGCGCGTTTGTGATTGGCGTCACATCCACAGGGGTACTGGGGGCTATGGCATCTTCAACCTTGGTGTAAAGCTGGCTCTCAATCTTCCCGGCCCGGTTGATCTTTTCGGCCAGCCCCTCTTCTACTCGGGCATTCACGGTGCCAATGTCTTCTGCGTCTGCTGCCCGGGACACCTCGTCTGCGCGCCGGGAAAGATCCTCCATGAACTGGCGGTATCGCTGGGAAAGCTCAGAGCCAGGAACAGACCGGGCGGTGCCGGCAAGCTCCCTGAATGCTTGATTGCCTGACAGAACTTCGGGAGGAACAGATTCCGCCGGGATGCCTACTTGCTCAAAAGCTCCGACCACCTCACGCTGGGGACGCACCTCTTCTGCGATTGATTGTGCTGCCCTGTCAGATCTCCCCTTGCGCCCCATCCCTTCTTTGGATGCTTTTTCAATGGCCTTGGCAATTCCTTCTACTTGCGCAGGCTCTCGAACCGGGGGTGCCTTCATCGAAGGCTTGGCCCTTCCCGCCGGAGAAAGGAGACCAACCGCGTCAGGCATTGCCGAGCCCAGCGCATAAAGTCTTGCTGCCTCTTCCGTTCCGGGCTGGATGCCGACGAGGCGCCCCATTTCTTCTGCCCCGGTGCCCATTAGATTCTGCAGCCCCTCCCAGACCGGGCCAATCTTGCCTAATGCCTCCAGACCAGCTTGGCCGGCCTCTGTCCTGGGCCGATAAGAAAGCGCCTGTGACGTTTCCTCTACAGCCTCAGTCCCGGCTTCTGCTCCACCTGATGCGGTTTCATAGATGCCACGAAGTCCGCCAGCTATCTGTCCGCCAACCCCGCTCACAATGGAGCCAATCATGTCTGCCGCCACCATTGGCGGCATATTCCGAACAGCTCTTACCCATTCTGGCGCTTCTTCGTCTTCGCGGGGCGACGGCGAAGCAGCAGAAGTCTCTGCCTGAGTCTGGATCGGCGCGAAATCAGTCTCGGTCGCAATGCCCGCGCTGATTGCCTTGCGCATGATCTCTTCCTTGGGGGTGCCTTCCGGCACGCCCTGGATCACTTTCCCGTTGGGCAGCTCAACATCCATTACAGTTCATCCCATTTTACGGTTTTCGCAGCATCCCGCCCTTTGCCACCTTCCCCAAGGCGCTCCCGCTCTCCCTGCATGGCCTCTTCAGCGCGCGCTCGAAGGGCCCTTTTTTGCTTAATGGTTGCCTGAGAATCCCCGGGCACGTAGAAGTAAGTGGCAAACTCGCTGTTCATTTCTTCTGGAGGAATGGCGGCGCCTGACTCTTTCCGGAGTTTTGCGCGGATCCACTCGCTTGCTGTGGCCTTGTACTGCTGGTAGTCATCACCAACCAGGAAATTCCCGCCCGGGAACTGCTCCAGAATGGAGTCGCCTGCAGTCGGGTTAAACCCTCCCTCTTCCATGCTTTGAATGTCAGACGTGGCCCCAAGCATGCGCTGATAATAAGTATCGGCGGTTCTCTCGGATTGGGTAACGTCCTTCTGGAGAGCAACACGCTCAATCGCTTCCTGTGCCGGGATTTCTTCTTTCCGAGCAAGGGCGCGAGCCTGGATTTCGAGGCGCTTTCCTTCTCCAGAGTCGCCAAATGCCCCGGAGAATTCATCCGCAGGGATTGCCCCACCGGTTCCCACGTTCACGGTGGTACCCCCGGACTTCTCCAGCATCTTGCGCGCGGCCGCCTGGAATTCAGGTGTCCCGGGCTTGTAGCCGGCTGCCACCAGCTTCCTTGTGAAGCTGTCCGGCTTCTCATTGCCAAACATGGCCTGGTACCCCTTCGGGTCCATCGATGCATAGGCCATTTTGATATTGTTCAGGCTGGCTTCCGGGTTTTCACGGTATGTCTGCCATTCACGTACGGTGTCGGAGGGGTCGCCGCCTGCCTCTGCCACCTGCCGTACACGGTCTTCAAAAACCGCGTTGGCGTCTTCGCCAGACAGCACGCGCCGCATCCCTTGCAGCATATTTTGCTTGGTCGCCTCGGAGCGAAAATTGTAAGCGCGCTCCAGCCCCTGGCTCAGCTCCGGATACTCAAGCGCAACCTTGGCCATGGCATTGGGGTCGCCGCTCTCATATGCAGCTTTTGCTGCTTCGCCGCCGGCCTGCAATCGTGCCCTCATTTCCTCTTCTTTCTTGCGCTGCTGGTTGAGCTGGCCATATTGCTGGAGGGCCTGACCCAATCCGGAAAGGCCACCTGAAAAGTTATTGCCAGGGGCAACATAGAATTCGTTCGGCATTAGTGGACTCCCAACTTGCTGTAATCGACCAGCAGATACTCGCCATCTGTAAGAATGGCATCCGGGTGATCGTCAATGACTTCATGGGCCATGACGCCCTGCATCTTGCCGGACAGGCCCAGCTGTTCGGCTTCATCGCTCCAGGTCCATTCGTACCAATTGAGCCCGTTTCTCTGACCCAGAGGCTGAATATCACGCTTGAGCCGAACGTCAGAGAAAGCTGCAACAGCGCCAAGCCCCAGACCGCCAAGGCTGAACAGATTGTTTGTGGCATTCTGCTCTGCCGCTGCTCTTGCGTTGGCGGCTGCTATCTGGCCCTGGCCAATGGTTTGCCCGATTCCTGCAATCTGCTGGGCGATCTGGTTCGCGTTGGAGTCCAGGCCGGCCAGCCCCTGAATGCCGCTGAGCTGCTCGTTATAGGAAGACAGAAGGGCCCGATTCTGCAGCTGTTCTGCGTTGTCAGCCAGCGCCTGCTGGACATTCCCGGAGCGAAGCCCGCCAGTGGCGCCAGCGTTGCGCAAAATGGCATCTTCGGACGCATCAAGTCCGCCCATGATTGCCCCATAGAGCGGAGAAGCCTTGGCTGCATCAATTAGTGCCTGCTGGCTTCCCTCGCCTCCCTCCAGGCCATACAGGCCTCCTAAAGTGATCAGCGCGCCTTCGCGGAACTGCTGAGGGATCTCTTCACGCTCTTTAAGGTAGTCCAGCGCTTCGCGCTGAGACTGTGCCTGGATTTGCGCTGCGTTGGTCGCTGCACGGGAGGCGTCTTTTCCGGCGCCGGCGCCGGAAATGCTGTCGCCATCAATCAGGCCCAGGGAGCCAACCTCTACAATATCGCCAACTGCTCCGCCCATTACGCGCACCTCATATAAATTTCCATGTCGCCGCTTGTGGCCAAGTGTTGGAACCCAAGCTTCTTAATTAAGCGGCAAACGCTTCTCCGCTTCACCTGCGCAAAGACCATCCGGCACCAGTCAAAAAGCCAGAGCAAGAACCAGAAAAACCGCTCGATGGCCTCTTTGATATACCTCAGCCCTGCTTTGTCGCTGGCAAAATGGCAGCTGGCTGCATCGCCGCGGCGGCATACAGAAAACAGGATCTTCCCAGGGCAGCATGCGCAACGGAAAACCAGGTGGTTTTCGTCTGCATAAAGCCCCATCAGGTCGCCCTGGTAGGGCACAAAATCAGCTTCCGCCGTCATACTGGGTCACCGTTGCCACGCGGTTTACGCCGGCCGCACTTGCCTGCGCAACCAGGCTGCGGCCCTGTTCGTACCCCTGTCCAATCACCTCGATCACCGACACACTCCCCCCGGGGGCGATGCGATATATCGCCACCTGCTCACCGCTGGCCGATGTTGCGTCCGGGCTTTCCCAGATGGTCACAGTGATATTGGTTGTGGTGGATGTGTTGTGAAGGGAAAAGGCCGTGACAGAAACGCGCTCCACCGGGTCCGCAGGCTCCAAAAGCACGGTATCGCTGGTGCCAACAGTGATGACCTCCAGCCCTACATTTGAACGAATCGACATGCCTGCTCCTTACTGGGCCGCGAAAACCCGGTTTATTTGGTATTCAATGTCCCAAAAATCCACATCACCACCCGAGAGGGATTCCAGCTCAACCGTGCCGCCATTAGCCAGAAAGGTATCCAGTGAATAAAAGGGGATCACAATAGAGAACGGGTGCGGGGTGGAGCTTCCCTTGGGGAAGGTCAGCGTCTCCTTGAATCGCTCACCTATGCTTCCTCCCAGATCGACACGAAACTCCACCACCGGAAGCGCCCCGCTGTACTCAGCCTGGAGCCGAACGGTCAGGATGTAGTAGTCGCCCACGTTGGCCGGCCGGATTTTGGTGCCGTCATAAAAGGGCGCCACATTTGGCGGCATAAAGGCGATGATGTTGTCGCCGGCATCATTCGGGAGCGCTGCCGCTGTGCCACCGGTAAGCGTCCACGGCGAGCCAGAGGTGTACGTGGTATCACGATAAACACCCCAGCCGTGCGCCCTCTCGATTCGTGCCAGTCTGGCAGAGGTGCTGGCCAGCATGCTGCGCAACGAATCCAGCTCATTGTCTGTGTCGTTGCATTGGTCTTTGTTCTGGCAAATCAGGGCGCGGATTCTGGCCATTCCAACCTGAGAGCCTGAAACCACTTGCTCCAGGTCAATGTGCCGGGCGTATAGCTGGTTGAGTCGCGCTGCCGCGAATCCTGCTTTTGCGGCCTGATCTGCCAGACTGCTTTGGTCGTCCGCATCCGCCACCTGCAGCTCTGTCAGAGCGTTGGCGTAATCGATCAGACGCTGGATGATGTTCAGATAGTCCTGAACCATAGGATCAGGCCAGCCGGTCAGGGCCTTCACCTCTGCCGCTGACAGCGACATGCTCAGGCCAATCGGATCAACCATAGCTGATGTATCCCCGGCTGAAAGCCATCCTCGACGTGGTCGCGCCCCGCAGTTTTATGCCGACATAATCCTCAACGTACCCCAGGCGGCGAACCTCAAACCGCTTGTTGTAATCCGTAGGGCCACCGTAAAGCTCGGTCCACTCACGGCCCCAGGTCACGCCGTTGTAGGTCAGGGACACAAAAACCGTGGCATCGTCCGAACCGGTGTAGCCTGGGATGGTTTCAATATCCAGCTTGTCGATGGACTGCTGCTTGAGGTAGAGGAAAGGGGTGTAAAGCAGCCACTCCACAATCTCCCCGTACTGGGTAGCAACCGTGTCATCCAGGATGCCCAGCACGCTGGTGAGACGGTCGCCAAATACCCAGCTCCCGATATTGTTGTCAAATACACCGAACCGGGCGCGCCATGGCGCATCCCCGGAAACGTCCGTTTTGTAGATGGACCATGCGGATTCCAGTCCGGCGGCCTGGGCAATCGTCTGATTGAAAACCAAGGTTTCATTGGGCAGATGAACCACTACCATGGTGGTGCCGTTGTCTTCGAAGGATTCCAGCACGGCATCGCGCAGGTCTGCCTCATCGTAGGCGTTCAGCACCTTGTCTACTTCCCGGGTGGAAACCGCCTGCGCGCTACCAACCCCCAGGGCATGGACCGAAATCCCCTCTTCCTTGCGACCGCCCAGAATGTAAGTGGTGCCGGCCACCTCGGTCTTGCAGTGAGTGCCAACGATGCCGACCTTCAAAGCCCGAGAGGGCACGCGCTGGAATTGGAAGTTGGCCGTGGCCTGGTTCACGAAGTATTCCGTGGAATATCGCCCAAACACCAGAATCTTGTTGTCTTCTGACTTGGCCACCCCATAGGTGAAGTCCGGGATGAACTCAGCCGTGGCGAATTTCAACGGGTCAATGGCGGCTTCATCGCCAGGATCCGTGTGGTATATGAATTCGCCATCCGTGAAAAAATACAGGCCATCCACCCAAACGCCATCAATCGGGTTGCCAAGCTCAGCGTCAGCCACCTCCCTAAACCCATTATCTGGGTCATAGAGGAAATATCTGCCATCGGCAATGATGGCCTGGGTGTTGAAGGACAGCGGCAGCGAGGCAACACCAGTGCCTGGCACGGTGCCAAGGACGCTATAAGAGCCATCTGCGGCCACCTCGATCAGACTCTGCCCTGACACGCGGATATGCTTGTCAAAGCGGTCATTCCAGACCCCGCCGCGGTCAATGCCCACCACGTCAGCATGGTGAGTCAGCCCTGAAGACTGCAGCATGTACCCCTGAGCCCCGAACATAGGGCGATTAACGGCATACATGTTCACCGGGAGGGCATCGCGATAGTCCGTTTCTGGCCCTACCTTGTCGCCCTTGATAAACGTGATCAGGGATTCGGGCATATCAGTCTCTGGGCACCAATTCGACGTAGAGGCGGCGCGTTTCTACGCGATCCGTGTCTGTGGTGGCCACTATGGTGACCTGAACCACATTGCCATTGCTGGTGCCGCTTGGATCCGTAGCGCGAAGTCGGTAAAGCACGTCCGGGTTTTCCAGTGAATCACTCACCAGCACAAGCCCGCTGTCTACCACGATGCTGTAGCTGGCCAGCTCCTCCGCATCCCGCAGATAGCTGCCGAAATGCTCCCGAAAGTCCATTTCATCGCCAATGAACATGCGCTGTGTGGTCGATGCCCGGGGCGCTTCAATGGGCTTGCTGTAAAACCGGGCCCAGCGTCCGACACGGATATTGTTGCCGCTACCGGTCGGCTGCCGATCCGGGTATTGCACGCCCCGCACACGCTGCATAGCCGCCCGGGCGCACAGGTTGGACAGGGATTGCGATGCTTGCATCATCAGCGACGCAGGCACCGTTTTGTTGAAGTCGGGAATGAGCCGTACAGCAAGGTTGGTCTCAAACGCATTGCGATAGCCGCGAATGATGCCGCTGTTGCTGTTCGGATCGGGCTCATCCTCGAAGTTGTACCCCGCCGAAGTCCCCACGGTGTCCCACTCCGCCGCCATGTTTTCCAGGCGGCAAAGGGCCGTTTCCAGGTCTTCCGGAGTGGGCGAGCGAGTAATGCCGCTGATTCGCAACTGCGAATAGGCACCCAGGATAATGTCCACCTTGGCGGTGACACCTCCTGTGTCCCGCACGGCATACAGGCTCGTGTTACTCATCGGCAGGCGCTTCCAGCTTGGCCTTCAGCGTTTCCGCTTTGGTGGCCGCATGGGGCTTCTTGCCGAATTTTTCTTCATAGGCGGCACGCAGAGCCTCCAGCTCTTCGTCCGACTCATCGGCAGGCGCTTCCAGCTTGGTGTTGCCGGCGCCGTGCGTGTATCCCTGCGCCAGATAGCCAGGGACCGAGCGAGGGCTTACGCGCACTGCCTCGCCGTCTTTATACAAAACAACAGCCATTGTCGTTCTCCAGAAAAGAGAAAGACCCCTCGGAAGGGGCCTTTGGGGTTGGTTCTGACCTTAGAAGGTCACCGCTACGCCTGCGCGGGACGGATCCCGAACGGTGTTGCCGTACCAGGTGAACAGGCGGTAGCGGAAGGACATGGTGGCAATGTCGCCATCGTAGACCATGTACATGCGCAGGCCGTTCTTCATGGTAGAGCTGATCACCTTCATGCCGTCGAACTGCTTGAACAGCTGCGCCGGGATGGTGCCGCCCAGCACTTCCACCGCGTCTTCATCCCAGAACAGGTTGGTCTTGTTGGTGGCGTCAGTATTCAGACGGTCAACAGTCGCGCCATTCAGAATCACAGTGTCGATGTTGGCATAGGCCAGCTGGGTATCGCTCAGGGTGGCATCGTCCAGGGCGATCGGCTTCGGGAACACCTGGATGGTAGTGCCGTCCGGCTTGCCAACGATGGTGAAGGTCATGGGCTGACCGGTATCGGTCTTGTCGGCCAAACCAACAGCATTCACTGGGGTGCCACCGTTGGAAATGGTGACCTTGTCGCCCACGTTGTAGCTGGCCGAGGCTGCTACCGGGATTTCCGCGATACGGTAATCCACGTTGGTCACCACGCCAGTGCTTGTGTTGACGCTGCCGCCTTCAGGTGCGAAGGACTGATCACCGGTTACGGTGGTAGCCGGATCGGCACCGCCGACCAGGTTCGGCAGGAAGGAGCCGGTGTGCACGTTGAACTGCGCCACATTGGCACCAATCTGGCCTTTAACCCATGCGGCATCTTCCGGGCGGCCCTGAACAGTCTGGCGCCCTGCCAGATCGCTGGAGAAAGTCAGATTGTCGCGGTCGTTCAGCATGAAGTGCCGCTGAGTCATCGCGCCCTGCCGCTCGTTCATCAAGGCCTGGGCCTCTGCGATGAAGTTGTAGCCGCTGGTCGCGTTGGAGCGATAGAACATGCTGCCCTGCAGAGCGATGTTGTTGGCAATCGCCTTGTTGAGCTCAGTTACCTGCTGGCGACCAGAGGCCTTGCCGCGGCGCTCCCAGAATCGGGTATCGCGCAGATCATCGGCGCGCTGCAGAACGAAGTCGTTCTTCGGGGTGCCCAGCAGAGACGGGTAGGTCTCTTCGATAATGTCCTGCTCGTTACCGGTCAGGTCCCAGCCGTTGATGATGGGGGCGTGCTGCTCAACGGAGCGCCAAACGACATTCCCGGCATTTTGCATGTCTGCCGGGTCCGGTTCTTGGAAGTCCACCTTGTCGAGCATGTAATCCTGCTCTTCGAAGGTCTCGATTGCATTCTCCAGGAGAATCTCGACTGTCTTGCCTGTGCTAGCCATTGCTAATCACCTTTTACCAATTGGATACATCGATCCCGTCCTGCCTGGCCTTGCGGCGCATGTCGAAGCGCTTCTGGGTGTCGGTTTCCTTCTGGTAGGCCCGGCGGAGCTTGTCCACCTTGCCATCACCACCGGAGCCGCCTTCGGCGCGTCGAGCAGGTGCGGGTGCTTTAGAGGTTTTCTTGGGCGGCGAGGACAGGCGGCCTTTGAGTTCGCCAAGCAGAATCACGGCAGACAGGCCTGACGGATCAGTCCTGAGTGCAGCGCTCAGCTTTTCGCGCTCTCCGGCATTGCGGCCCAGGTAATACATAACCTTCTCGGACCCTTCGCCCAGTCGGGAAATCAGCTGGTCGGCTACCAGGTCGCCCTGACCCGGCATGGCGGAATCAATCGCCTTCCGGACTTCCAAGTCAGTTTGCTGGTACACCTCGTCGCTGATGCCGGCCTCTTGTGCCAGCTTCGCCGCCCGTTGGTAGTGGCCACCTACAGCATCTTCCAGTGCCTGCCGCTGTCGCTCCTGCTGCTCTTGCTGACGCTGCTGCTCCAGCGTGGACTTGGTGACGCTCTGTGCGTTGTTGCTCACCCAGTCCTGCACGGCTTTCTGGTATGCCGATTCGTCGAAATCATGGGATTCCAGCGTCGGGAAGGGCTTCTGCCCTGTGCTCGCCGGCTGCTGGACGCCCTGACCCTTCTTCAGCGCTTCAATTTCACGCTTCAGGTCATCGACTTCGCTTGTGTGGCGCTTCTCCAGCTTTGCCTGCAGCTTGCGTTTTGCCGCTGCCACATCGCTATCAGTGAAACGCTTTTCACCACCACCTTCAGATGCCTGTTCATCTGATTGCATCCACGCTTCTGCATCCGTTTCCGCGCCCTCTTCCTCATCGGTTTCCGCTTCCGATTCAGTGTCCTGCGCTTCTTCAGTTGCCGCCTCTTCCTCGTCCGTTTCGGTGGCAGCTGCGGTTGGCTGCTCTTCCTCTTCGGTCGCGGCGCTGGCGTTTTCCGCCTTCAGCTCTTCCAGGGTTTGTTCTGCCATCTCTTAAAGCCTCGTTGATGTAAACGATTGCCCTGTGGTCCCACAGGTAGGTGTGCGTTTGACCTGGTCGCCTCAGTAAAAAGGGGTTACCGGGACTGGAACTGGCTGGCTCGGGCCTGCTGCAGCTTTGCAACATCCTCCAAGCGCCTGCTGAACCGGTCAGTCTCGGATTTACGAATCTTTGCGCTGGCCTCTTCGGCCTTGATCTGGGACTCGAAGCGCCCCGTCTCAGCCTTGAAGGCGTCAATCTGGGTGCGGGCCACATCGGTCTGTGCTTTGGCGGCATCCGCCCGGGCTTCGCGCTGCTCTCGCATTACGTCCGCCTGCGCTTTCAATGCCTCAGCCTCGGCCAGCACCATGTTCGGGTCTTTCTGCTGCCCCGCCTGCTCCTGATGCGCCTGCAGCATCTGCATTTCTTCTTCCGTCTCGGGCTCTTTGTAGCCCTTGAGGATCAGCTGCTTGCGGGCGAACTCGCGCACATCGTCCATGCGCGGCCCGTCTGTGAGCTCAAACAGCTTGAGCATCAGCAGGTCTTTGGCAGGATCGCCGTCCGGCGTGGCCTGAATCATTGCCGCCAGCCGGTCGCGGGTCTGCTCCACCTGGTTGCTGTACTGCTGGCCGATCTCGGCGTAAACGTCGAATTCCATGTTGGTGATGTCGTTGAGAACAACCGGGTTGCCGGTCTCACGATCGATCACCACATCCATCAGCTTCACTTGCTTGCGGTTACCGTCCGGGGTTTCCACGGTCACCGTGCGCGGGGTGTCGAATATCTGGGAGGCCATGGAAGCGAAGATTTCCGCGTCCCGGCGCACAGCAAACTTGAAATTGTGCTGATAGATATAGCTTTGCTGGTCGATGCGGTTCTGCAGGGCCGCAACAGCCTTGCCGCTCAGGTCCGGGTCGGCAATATCCTGGGGTACACCCGGGTTGGCCACGTCTTCGATGGCGCCCTTGGTAAGCTCGATGCTGGCCGCCAACGCCTGCGGCATGGGCTGGTCAGGCATTTCTGCCACCGGCCCGATGGGTAGATCCTGCCCGTTGCCGTCTTTGCGGTTCTGCAGCAGGTACGGGTAATTGTTATCAGCCCCAGGCTCTTCATACATCGACTCGAAGCCTTGGATCTGCTCACCAAAGAAGATCGGCTTGCGACGCGGCGACCGGGAAACAATGTCGGCCAGATAGCTCATCTGGAAGTTGCGAAGGCGCTGAGGGTCTTTGGCCAGGCGGGTGACGCCCTCCCAGTGCTCCTCTCCCTCTACGATGGCACGCTCACCGTATACCGGTACCACCGGGATGTTTTCGCCGGCGATTACCTCACCATCATCACCGTTCAGTATCTTCTCGCCGGATGCGATGTATTTGCGCACTTCCCAGCGCTTGATTTCGCGCTCTGCCACGATTTCGTGACCAGTGTCGATCAGTTCATCCATGACCTCTTCAATGTCAGAGGCACGCAGACGCAGCTCTTCGCCCATGGGGTCACGGAAGGTGTAAACCTTGTCCTTGACCCGCTTGCGGCAATAGATGGTGGCCACATAAATCTTGTCCGCCGTCGATGCCCAGGGGAACACATAGGACTCTTCCGGCTGGGAGAAATTGGACGGGCTGACTTCTTCCGGCCGCTCCCCGGTCAGGTCTTCCACCAGGTCTTTGTAGCCATCCTCGGTATAGCTTTTGAGGATGGCGCAACGCATGGCGTCGGACTTATCCAGCTTCCGGGCATTGGCATCCCAGAAAACCGTGTTATTCGCCTCCGGAATCCAGTCCCGGCAGATGATCTGCCGTTCGTCACCGGCATTGTTGCTGGCGTACTCAGTGTACAGCTCCCAGGCACCAAACCCGCACACGATGGCGTCTTGGCTGGCGTAATCCTTGGCCTCTTGACTGCTCAGGCTGCGGTCTTCTGCCCGGTAGATGCCGTCCAGCAGGTCGGCACCCTCTTCCCGGTCCATGTCCTTCGGCTTGAAATCCGGCTGTACCGGGTTCAGGCGCAGGTCTGCCATGATCTGCCGGCCGGCCTTGCGCAGCACGTTGAACTCGCCGCGGTACTTGAGCGGGGAATCGTTCAGCAGCTGGTCGTCCCACTGAGTAATCCAATAGAAAACCAGATCGTCCGCTGCCTTCTCGCGCGTCGTCTGGTTGGCGCAATAGTCCTTATCGAACTGTGCTTTCAGCTTCGATAATTCCATTAACGTCTCCCAGATGGACGGATAGGCCGGGGCATGACCGGCGCAGCAGTTAGCACAGCGGGCTCCCGCATCAGCATCATGACGCTGTCGCCCATGTTCGGGCTGGGAAGCTTAAATTTCGTTTTCATTTCGGGCTTTGTGTACAGCTCAAACCGGCCTGACCCGTTGGGCTTTACCGGCATGCGGCACAACTCGGAGCGCAGCTTTCTGATATTCGAGATGGATGACGCGAAACTGATCAGATCATCAGGGTTGTGGTACTCGCCATGGATCACGGCCCGGAAAGTCTTGTAGCAACGGTCGCGCAGCTTCAGGTAATACTGGGCGCGCTTGTTGCGGGCCACTTCCGACCAGGTCTTGGTGTTCTGAATCGGGCTTCCTGGCAGCGGCTCATAGATGGCATCAGGGTTATCAGGGCCTTCTGAGCCCTTGAACATGGACACCTGCGTCATCTTTCCTTTGAAGGCGGTGGAAACCTGCCGGCTCAGGCCAACGCCCATCCCGTCACAGTCCCAGGTGAACGAGTCCGCGCCATGCTGGATGGCCAAACCGGTTGCCCAGTCGCCACCCTCATTGATGTTACCGCTGGCCTTCTCTTCCACATCCGTGACCACAATGCCGTGGCGAAGCGCGAAGCCCTTGGAATCGCTACCCTCGTCTGACGGATCGTGAGCTGCCACCTTGGCGCCCTGCGGCTTGATGCCCAGCTTTTCATGCGCATCAACGCAGGCATCAAACCATTCCGGCATGATCAGGCTGTTTTCAACGCTGTCGTTGAATTTGCCTTCCCATATCCAGTCGTATTTGGCGCGAGAAAGGTTTTCGTAATCCCAGGCCCTCAGCCTTTCCTGCTCTTCGTTCCACCATGGGTTGTCCCGCCAGTTCACAACGACGATGTAATGCAGCTCGTCCTCGTAGAAGCCGTCCCGCTCCAGATGGTCAAGATAGGGGCTGATAAAGCGCTGACTGAACGGGTCTTCACTGGACTGTGGGTTGGCCTCAAACCAGCACTGCGCACCAGGCTTACGGAGAATGGTCGGCAGCAGCTTGTCCAAGCTGTCCTGGCTGGCTGTGTGGGCCTCGGAGAACACCGAAAGCCGGTAATCCTCGGCGCCCTGAATGCTGTTGGTGTTGCGCGATGCACCTTTGTAGGTGGTGCGGGCCCCGTTCGGCGCCACAATCTTGTTTTCCTGAACGTCCCACCCGGGCAGATCCAGGCGATCAGTGATTGAGCGCTGCATTGTCCGGTGAATGGAGTCCGCAATGGTTTCCTGGAACTCACGAAGGCAATACACATCAATGGCCTCGCGCTCCATGCGGCAAACAGCCATATCCGCGATGCCGATACTCTTACCACTACCCCGGCCTCCCACAGCCACCTTGATAGGCTGGGGCTTGGTCAGAAACGGCAGCAGCTTGTAGTTAACCTGGAGGGTTCTACTCAGGCTCATTGACGGGCTTTACGGGCTGGATATTCCACTCGATAGACGACTCTGTCCGAACAGGGCCGCCACCTGCCCCGGTAATCTCTTGCTGGACCTTGTCGCCATACTTTTTCGGCATCTTGCGAGCCAGCGTCCACTTGCGGGCATCCAGCTGCAACTTCACCACGCCGACCGTCTCCGGGGTCGCTGTCGCTGCCAGCTCCTCCATCTCTTCAAAGGCCTTGTCCGCCCCCATCTCATACGCGTGTGCGTACTTGTCGGAAAACTCGTCGTTTTCACCCCTCCATTTCAGCACCGTTGACCGATGCGGCATCTTGGGGTCTTTGCATATCCTGACAAGGCTTTCCCCCTCAGCAATGCGAGCACAGATCTTGTCCGCAAGCGCTTTGCTGTACTTTGAGGGACGCGCCATAACTACCTCTGCTGCTCGATTTGCCGGTCCACAATCACGTCCAGCTTGCGGTCAATCTGAAGAAGTCGGTCGTCGATGCGCTTCTGAAGTTCGCTCGTTCTTTGTGACTGGTGGACCATGTTGGCCTCGTTCACGCTGACCCGTTTGTCCAGGTTGAACCAGGCGCCGGCCAGAGCCATGAACATGGCCAATCCGGTTAGAAGGTTCCCCACACTTATCTCGTTATTGAATCTCACGGGACTGTGGTTCTGTTTTTGCTGGTCAGTCTCGCTCACGTAAAGCTCTCCACCATTGCCGCACCACGTAGGCGGCCAGAATTAAAAACCCAACAGTGATACCTGCGCCAAGAAAGAGCCCCTGGGCCGTGTCCTGTGCGTATTTATTCAGCCGCCCGGATCGCATCGACAAGTCCGTTATGGCGGGTTGCGCAGTCGTGGTACTGGCTCGCCCACTGCTTCATGGTGGTCAGCACGGTACCGGCCTCCCCGTCACTGAGGGTCGGCAGCGTCTTCGGGCACGTCGCCATCAGGTTCTGCTGGTAGCTGGGAAGTGTCGTTGAGGGCCGCAGCATTGAGCAGCCCGACACCAGCGCCAGGCAGGCACACGTTGCGATACACCGGCTTAATGACTTCACGGGTCACCCCACGGTCGATAACGGTTTGGTTGGCCTTCAGCCCGGACAGCTTCTCTTCGACCACCCGGGCCACGTCGCTGTGACTCTCCAGGGCCTCATCAATGGCAGCGCGGGTTACCCGCTCCCTGAGCAGGTCCAGATTTCCCTCGTACCAGCCGCGGATGGTCCAGCCCCCGAACAACAGGGCCACCACTGCAACAAGGCCAACAATGATCCGTATCTGGCTCATTTCTGCTCCCGGCGCCACTTCCAGATGCCAACGCCGATGGCCGGCAGGCCGAATACCGTGGCCAGCGCCGCGGCGGTACCCGTGGGCACGTCCGGCGGGTTGTCACCGAATACGCGGATGGTCACCCAGGTGGTGAGAGTGATGGCCCAGATAATGACCATGGTGCTCATCAAGGCGTTTTCAGTGATGAAGCGGTACAGGCGGGCCATCAGTAGCTCCACACCCAAGGCCGGGGCCGCCCCGGCTCGTGCTTCAGGTCATCCAGGTGGATGAATCTCCCGTCGCCCTTCTGGTTGACGCCGATACCGGTGAAGCCGTGCTTCAGAGCCAGCTCAATCAGCTTCAGGGCGTCACCGCCCTGCACAGCAATGTCTGCGGCTCTTCCACTGGCATGGGCACCCGGGGAGGCTTTACGGGCCTCAATGGGGTGCGTCGGGTGCCGGTAACCGCTTGTCACGGTCATAGGCTTGCCGTATTCGGTGCGCAGGGCTTGCAGCTTTTCCATAAAGCCCGGCTTCATGCCGTTCTTGCCGGTGTGGGAGCACGCGAATTCATGCGGCTGGAAGTTGGCGAATCTGTCCCAGTCCATTGCATGCTCCGATGTTGGTAGCAGAGGCCGGATTTGCACCGGCGACCTCCAGGGTATGAACCTGGCGAGCTACTGGCTGCTCTACTCTGCGTCAAAAAAAAACCCCGGGCGGCCGGGCTACTCCCAACCCATCGGGACAGAAAAAGAAAAACCCGCTCAAGGCGGGTTTGGGGGATGCTGGCCAATGGGTTCGGGGGAAGGGTCGGCCAACGAAATCAAATTGTTTCGGTCACCTCTGGCAACCATAGCTGTTTTGTACCACTGGACTGCCGGGCAGTCAACAAATTGCCAGCGTTATTTTGACAGTGAACATATGGGCAGTTACGCGGCCATGGCCAGCATGGCGGCCACCATGTTGATACCGATCTCCAAGCGCTTCACCGCGGTATCGCGATTCACCCGCAGGCGCTTGGCCAATACGGATTTACTGATTGCCCGGTAATCATCCCCATCGGGGAAGGCGTAGTAGTGGCGCAGAGCCTGATAGGCTTCCGGGTTGTTATCCCGAACGTGCCGGATCACATGGGCGTCGAACGCCTCGCAGTCGTTATCCTCCCAGGCTCTCACGGGCCGCTCGTCGTTCTCCACAATTGTGCCGACCAGGCGGTCTACCATCGGCCCCATCCAGCTGATAGCCCCTTTCGGCCCCGGTGTGGCCGTCCGGCACCAGATGCCCCACTGCTCCAGTGCAAACTCAGCTTGTGCGTGTACCAGTGCCATATCAGTCTCCTATCGAACAAGAATCGCATAACAAAACAGCACTGGACCTGTCAGCCAATAAACATACCTTGGAATGCGCCTCAGGCTGCTTTCGCTTTTTTTCGCTTCAAGCCTTGCGACTGCAATAACAAGATTTCGAACAGCTTCGCCGAGCATGACCCATAGCAATAAAGAAAAAATTGATAGAAAAACCATTACCGCCTCTCCTTCGCCAGTTATCGTGGTTGCCGGGCTATATCGCGCCCTTTTGGAGCCTTCATCCACCAGCCTTTCTGCGAACCTTCACGGGTGTACAGGTATGGCCTGAAAACCTTAGTTTTCCCGTCCTCGCTCAGATTCAGAAACCCCCACTCTTTGGTGCTACCCGCCCTGTGGAAAAACAGTGTCCAGCAATTTTGCGGTTCGTGCTCAGGCCCGCCACACATAGGGCGCTGAAAGGGCCGACCATCAAGAGGGCATGGAAGCACCACCCTATGGAAGGTGTCGCCGGTCAGGGAATTGAACCAGCGCACCTTGCGGCGACCTGAGCGGCGCTCTTCGTGATACCAGCCATGCAGCACCAGGCTGAACGCCCGCGACCATGGATGGTCATGCAGGCCACGGTCTGGATCGCTTCCCACAAACCGATGCAGGTAAAACCGCCAACCCAGAATGGTGAACAGGTAATAGCGCTCCAGATAGGGCACCGAGCCATCGCTGATGATTCGTGCCGGCAGCCGTCCGGCCAGCCAATACAA